AATCCAAATTGTAATGCGTAGTGTGCAACAAGTCTTGGTTCCTGTTGCGAGTAGTCAAAACAACCCCACTTGCATCCTTCTTCAGGTATAAATAAACTTCTAATTAAAGGACCTGTATCAGGATCTCTTGCAGGAATTTGTTGAAGGTTTGGATTCTGGTAAGAAAATCTTCCAGTTACTGTTCCCCCATCATCCGATCTTATCTGATTTATTTCTGCATGGATTCTTCCTCGATGCTCATGTGTTAAAATAGTATCTATAAAAGTTGTATTAACCTTGTTTATTTTTCTCGCCTCTGCTATCATCTTAATTGTAGGATGATTATGATTAGACAGAAAGTTTTTGGTAAATGATGGAGAATCCGTTTTCTCAGTTCGTTCGTAAGGCAAGTTTAATTTTTGAAAAACTTTTTCAATCGATCTTGCAGCCCATATTTGAGTTTCTACTCCTGTATCTAATTTTATTTGGTGGATTAATCTTTCTTCTTTTCTTGTTAATTCTTTCTTTAGTGTATGAGCTCGTTGAGAATCTACTCGTACGCCTAGGAATCTCATGTCAACAAGACAAGGAAAAAGATCAGTCTCTAAATTAAAAATATCTTGTAAATCTTTTCCATCCCCATCTGGTTCCATTAATAATTTTTTTACATGTTGCCAAAGTTTAAAAGTTAATTCAGCATCTTTTTCTGCGTATGCTCCTACCTCATGCGCAGGTAGTCTCCACATATCTGCTTTAGGATCTAGTCCTCTTGCCTTTGCAGCTTCAGTTAAAGCTTTCTCACTTTTCCCTTCGTTTAAAAAATGCCATGACAAAGTGTTGAGTGTGTAAGAAAATCTGTTTTCATCTAAAAGAGAAGATGCAATCATAGTATCAACGATTAAACCATTGATTTTTATACCTAAATTACGTATCCAGCAAACGTCATACATGGCGTTGTGAAAGATTTTTGTAGCCGGACATGCACAAATATCTTTAAACCATTCTAAAGTTTTTTTTCTATCGCAGTTAGGTCCTTCACCATGAGCAATAGGAAAATACCATTTGTCATTATATGTTGCCACAGCAATTCCAACTACTTCACCGTTACCAATGACAGCACCGGAACCTTTCTTTTTTAAATCTGGATCTCTTGTCTCTAAGTCAATTGCAATTTCATCATGAGATCTAAGATCGGGATATTCTGTTTTCTGTACCCATTCTGTTTGTGGTAGTAACATATCTTTTATACCTTCCTATTTTTTTCATTTTTATATTTAAAAAAATTGGCCATGACATATCGTGGTCTAGCCCCTTCATTAAATTGTAACGAAGCATGAAATATTTTTGAATCAAATATAATAGCTCTATTATTTTTAAACCCTATGTGTCTATTTAGTTCATAGTTATTATTTTTTATATCGTAAAAACCGGTGCCACTGTTTAAGGTCATTTCACCTTTTAAATATATTAAACAATTTACATCTGCTACATCATCATTATGAGGAGTCGCGTCTTCATGTTTTGTGCTTAAAAAATAAGCATTCTCTAGAACAGATAAATTTAATTTATATTCTTTAAGTTTTTCACAAACATATTTAACCGCGAAATGATTGATATTTAATTTCACATTAAAATATATTTTTTGGTATACATTATTTGCCTTGAGATCTTTTTTATCAATAAGTGTAGATCTATTTTCAAATTTTAATCTAGAGATGTCTTTTAATATTTCATTATAAACATCTTCGTCAAAAAAATTATCTTTTACTATTAAATAATCTTTTATCTCATTAATCATTTATATTTCATGTCCTTTATTTTTTTTATTTCTAACTGACAATAATGTATTATCTTCTCTAAATCTTCAATCCCTGATTTATTTAAATAACGACACACATATTTTACAACGCATCCTTGAAAGAACGAAAGATTATTTTTAGCAATAAATTCATAAGGTTGAATTGCAAATTTTTTGTAATGACTTCCTCCCACCTGTCTATCTTGGGGAAACGCTTCATCAAATATATTCTTATTGGTCATAGTAAGTACTCCTTTATTATCTTTTTTGCTTTTAGTTTAAATAGATTATTTCTTGCTCTCGTGATGCCAACATACCACACTCTATTCTCCTCATCTTGTTTGTCAACACTTAATCTAATTCCTTTTTGAACTTTACTACCCTGGTGTAAAGATAGAATTACATTATCTTCTTCGCCTCCTTTTGCCGCATGAATAGTTGACAACCATATTCGAGCACGTTCGTTTAATTTTTCATCACTAGCTATTAAATTTCTTATGTATAAAATTTCTTTTTGATCAGCATTAAATATATCATACCACGGAATTTTTTTATCCCATTTTCCATCTGGAATAAATTCTTTTACTTCATTTATTTCTTTTGGTTCTAACACTCCTTCTATAGTCCATTTAGTATAAGCTACCGCTGCATTGTATAATCCTACTTTAAAACTTTTTCCTTTATTACTTTGATAATATAAATTTTTCTTTTTTAATTCTTTCATAATCTCCAAAAGATTACTCTTAGTTCTAGTAAGTATTAACCATTTACCTTTTGTTAAATCAATTTGTCCTAAATTACTAATGTGAGACGCAAAACCCTCTTGCGCCCGTGGCAAGTATTCTTTATGTTTCCTGATGCCTGCTATACGATTCACTGGTATTTGTGATTCCTGTTGCACGGCTCTTGAGATTCTACGCGAGTATCTTAATACTCGTTCTTTAGCCGGTTCATTAATAAATCTACTTACATCCGCTCCAGCCCAGGCGAAGATAGCTTGATCGTCATCACCCGCTAAGTATATTTGCTCACAATAATTTTTTAATTTATCATATAGTTTCCATTGAAGTGGGGAAAGATCTTGTGCCTCATCAATAAAGATAGCTTTAAAAGAAGGCATTTTTTCTTCAGGCAAATCTAAAATCATTTCAATCATATCGTTAAAATCTAGTATGTGATTTTTTTCTTTAAATTCTTTTAGGTTTATTGCTATGTGCTTAAGTATGTCCCAGTCTATTTCTTTTTTGTCGTGTTCGTTTCTATCAAACTCTTCTCGTATAGTGGTTCCTCTATTAATGGCTCTTCCAATTAATTGAAAGTAGGGATTATCGCATGTAAGAAAGTGAGTTTCTTCCTCATTGTATTTATCAGAAAAGTTTACACGAATATTTAATTTTTTTCCTAGCTCTTCATAGTGATAAGGCTGCATAACTTTATCTTCAGTTAATCCAAGTAAATGAAAACAGAAGGCGTGTAGGGTTTGAAAGTATGGTACTTTCTTGTCTGACACACCTATTCTGTTTCTCGCTTCCCCCGCGGCTTTCTTTGTAAACGCAAAGTAACCTATCTTATGATAAGGTGTTCCAGTTCGAATGTAAGCTTTGACTCTTTTAATAAGTCTAAAAGTTTTACCTGTACCTGGTGGTCCGTAAATCTTATGAATCTTTTCCATTGGCTCTTTTAAATGAATCTACTAATTTACCCTTCCATCCAAAGTTACCAATGTGGGTTGTCTCTCCATCGGCTACTCCATATAATTTAAATCCTGCTCCTTTAATTAAATTACTGAAATGCACATCTTCTCCCCACCACATTCCATTTTTATCAAATGTTGTATCCCAGAAGTTATAAAAATAATTATTGGCTTCTTCGGATATTATTTCTTTTTGCTTTATCTTTAAATGAGGGAGATCCTTCATCAATCTTTCATAAACCCTTCTATGAATTAAAGTAAGCCCTGCTGGGCCCTTAGTCAATTCAACTAAGCCTTTCTGGTCAATATTAATATTCTGATGATCCTGAAACTCTACAGAAAATTTTATTGACTGGTCTTGAGTCTTTTTTCTGTATGGAACACAGATTACATCTTTCTGTGCTACAATCATTCTCCCAACTACATCTGGTTCGAATTCCATATCGGCATCAACAAATAATTGATAGTCCATCCCTGATTCTAAAAACATGGCTGTTAATACATTTCTACCATATCCAACATACGGACATTTAAAAGTGTTGAGTGTTGATTTAATTTTAGCAACTGTAAATTTATCCATTAACTTAACTAATGATAAACATGTTGCCACTTGCATCGTATCATATGCAGGCATGCATACAGATACACTTGGTATAGGGGTCGTCATACTATGTGCTCCTTATCTTCTATTGTTATTTTTTCATCTGGTATTTCTTCTTTTTTTAAATCTGCAATAGGCAGCTTTAAAACTCTTAATGGTGGAAATGATTCTTTATTTTCTTTTTTAGGAAATCTTTTTTGACAATCAAAGTCCCCTTTAAAAAATTGTTTAATCATAGTCCCTGTTCTTGATCTATCTTTATTCCATTCATTTCTTCTTATCTCATCATAGAATTTGTCATAGTCAAAATAATAAAACTCTTCATCTTTTAGTACAGCTCCACTTTTAAATGCAGCAAAAGTTGTTGCTTGAGGCCCGTTGACATAATCAATAATATATTTTTTAAGCATATCAATTGGACTGGTTCCAGCTACAGGTTTTAAGTTCTCCATGTTAGCCCAAAGCCCATCCAGAATTATTTGGTATTCTTGATTCTTAATAATAGGAGGAAATACAGAAGTTTGTTCTGCTATGAGTGCTCTCATTTCTTTCATTTCCGAAATTTTTTTAATATGTTTAGCATGAATTTGTTTTACTTTTCCACTTTCTAGATTAACATTAACCATAAATTCAGGTTCTGGTTTATAATTTATTCTTATGAGTCCAGATAATTCAGGCCATGTTGTGCTTCTATGACTTCCTACACCAAACTTTCTTCTTAAACAAGTTCCCTTTGCACAGTAAGCGGAAATTGGTAAGTCGCTACATTTAAATCCTTTGGTTTCATTCTTCCAATATTTAATTTTTTCTTTTACTTTTTCGTCTCCCCAAACATCATCATATTGTATATAATTTCTAGCCGCTTCTAATACTTTCTTTTCCCACACTTCAGCAAATTTCTTTTTAGCAAAGACCATATAATTGTATAAGAATCGATCTCTTTCATCTTTAAGTTTCTGTCCACTGTCATCTATTTCTTTACAAATCATTTGTAAACATGGAGGACCATCATTAAATTCTTCGGGTCCACCAGTTATAATTTCATTTATTTTTTTATTTCCAATATCTTTTAATGTTTCTTTCGTCTGTAAGTTTAAACCTACTACTTTAATAAATTCATCAAGTTCCATTTTGCTGCCGTCCAATTTGTATGCTCTCCGTTCAATACTTTTATAATAGGGTAAATTAATAAAACTGCCTGATGTTTTTTCGTTATTCTGATTGGTTCCTAATTGAGTCTGTTTAGGAAAAATTTCTGTGTTATGTGGAAGCTTAAATAAAAATAATAAATTAGATAAAAATTCTCTAATTAAAGTAGCAGGTACTTTTTCTTTGGTAAAAACATAAATGTGAAGTCCACCACTTTTAGATTCAATTGGAATGACAGGTAAATTTTTTTCTTCTATAACTTTTAAATATTTTTGGAGATTAAAAGTTTTATAATCTTTAGGATCAACATCTATTGCTCCAAAGCTTGCTTTAGAATGATCATCACAGGGTTGAATTCCTATAGCTTTTTTTCCTGTAAGATGAGCTTCGTAGTCTTGTTCTGTTATAGGTCGTTTAGACCATCCATAATCTCCCGCATCAAATTTTAATTTTCCACTTTCTGGTTCTATGTAGCCGTTCTCTACATTACAGAATCCATAATCTCTTTCTAGTCCACTAAAATATTTTGCAAATTCTTTCATAATTTTGGGAGTTCATTATATTTTAAATATGGCAAGATTAAGGGCGCCTCCACTCTCGCTTCAGCGCCCGTGTTGCAACATTTCCCATCGGGAAATTAGACTATGCCCTCTTGGGTTTTAGGTTTCTCATACTGAGGTTTA